TCTGATGCCGAACACGCTCCCCTAACGCTGTCCCTCATGCAGAACTCGCTGGGACAGGACTCGTTCAAGGGCATGACCGTGATGGGCGGGTCGCTCGCCGGTATCCCGGTGTTGGCCTCTCAGTACCTGGCCAGTGGTGCCTCCTACGGCAACATGGTGGTCTGTCTCAGCGCCGAGAATATCGCGCTGGCGGATGACGGCAACGTGACGATCGATGTGAGCCGCGAGGCGTCCATCGAGATGAGTGACGCACCGGCCAACGAGGTTGTGACGCCCACAGCGAGTGCGTATACCGTGAGTATGTTCCAGTCGAACAGTCTAGCGATCAGGGCTGAGCGAGAGATCAGCTGGAAGAAGATGCGCTCCAATGCAGTCGTCTACATGGATGACGTTAATTGGGGTTCGATTGGAAGTCCCGTCTAAGATGTAGAATTATCAAAGTGCGCGCATAGGGTCATTCCCGAAAAGCCGTTTCCTAGCGGTCTGGCGCGCACGAAGATAACTAGGAGCTTCTGTAGGAGGAAGCATGGCTAAGACGTGTATGGAGTGTGGTGGCGAGATGCCTCCGCGCAAGAGCACAGCGGGTAGTCAACCCAAGCTCTGTTCTGCTGAATGTAGGCGCTTATCGAAGTACAGATACTACAAGCAGTGGAAACGGGATAATCGGCAGCGCGAACTAGCGAAGGTGTTGGTTAGGAGCAGAGAGCACAGGGCCAAGAATCCAGACTACTTCAAGACCCATTACGCCAAAAACAGAGAGCGCATCAAGTTACGCGTGCGGGCTTGGTACAAGGCGAATCGTGAAAAGGCCCAGCAACAGCAGAAGGTCTACAGCGCTCAGAACCCTGAAACGATTCGTCGGTGTGCCTTCAAGGCCGCTCATAAACGTCGCGCGTTGGTGCGAGATGCGTTTATCGAGATCGTGGATCGGGTGGTGGTCTACGAGCGAGATCGCGGCGTGTGCGGCATCTGCAAGAAGCCTGTTGAGCGCGACAGCAAGTGGGAAGTCGACCACGTGATCCCATTATCCAAAGGCGGTGCGCATTCGTACGACAACGTCCAGTTGTCGCACAGGTCATGCAATCGAATCAAGCGAGCCGTGGTTCCGCTCGGACAACCAACACTCTTCCAAGTCGCGTGAGGGAACCCATGGTGTGCGTGAAGGTGATCCAGGTATTCGAGCATCATGCGGTCGGTGACAATATTGAACTCGAGCCGCTTGACGCGGCGGTCAAAGCGCACGCAGGGATGGTCTCTCTGCTGCACGGCACGCTCTACCAGACCCGCGAGATGGTTGCTGCGTCTCCATCCTCGCTGTCGGTCAATTCATTTATCCATACGCCATCCACGATTGAGCCAGCCACGCGCCGCAGGGGCCGTCCTCGGAAAGTGCGGGCCTAGTCTGTGCGGCTTCCCTTCGGCTTGAACCTGACGCGAACCAAGGCGGCGGTGCCGAATGCCTCGGCGTCGTTGGCGTCGCTGTCGACTCCGTATGGGTCTAGCCGTGGCTGGTACCCGATCATCCGTGAGGCGTTCACGGGCGCGTGGCAGCGGAACGTCGTGGTCAATCAGGCCGATGTGTTGACGTATTCAACCGTGTGGGCGTGCATCACGCTCGTGGCCAGCGATCTCTCGAAATTATGGATCAAGCTGGTTGAGAAGGACGCAGACGGGATCTGCACGGAGACCGAGAATTCAGCCTACTCTCCAGTGCTCCGCAAGCCGAACCACTACCAGACGCGGGTGAAGTTCATCGAGTGCTGGATTATCTCCAAGCTCGTATTTGGGAACACCTACGTGCTCAAGGAGCGCAACAACAGAGGAGGCACCGAGAACGGCAACGTGGTTGGTTTGTATATTCTCGACCCGTCCCTCGTGCAAGTCCTGGTGGGCGCGGATGGGTCTGTGTACTACTCGGTCGGACAGGACAATCTGTCTGGCGTGTACGACGATTCAGCGCCTGCGTTCCCGGCCTCAGAGATCATTCACGACCTCATGGTTCCGCTGTACCACCCGCTGGTCGGTGTGTCGCCGATCCACGCGTGCGGCTTGGCGGCCATGCAGGGATTGAAGATTCAGAACAATTCGTCCTCGTTGTTCGAGAGCGGCACCACGCTGAGCGGTGTACTGACCACGCCGCATTCCATCCCGCCTGATGCCCAGGAGCGATTGGAGCGGCAGTGGGCGGAACAGTACCAGGGACCGAACAACGTGGGCAAGGTCGCCATTCTCGGCGATGACTTCAAGTTCACGCCGATGATGATGACGGCGGTGGATGCTCAGTTGATCGACCAGTTGAAGTGGGGTTCTGAGGCGGTCTGCGCGTGCTTCCATGTGCCTGGGTTCCTGGTCGGCGTCGGTGCGCCACCACCCTACACGGACATCCAATCGATGCTGTTGCAGTACTACTCGACGGCGCTCCAGGCATTGATTGAAAACGTGGAAGTGCTGCTCCAGGAAGGCCTGGAGATGCCGAAGCAATACGGCGTGGAGTTCGACCTGAAGGCCCTGCTGAGGATGGATACCAAGACGCAGGTCGACAATGCGACCAAGGGCATTCTGGGCGGGCTGTGGAAGCCGAATGAGGCGCGGGCTGACTTCGACCTGAAGCCGGTGCCTGGTGGCGACACGGTTTACCTCCAGCAGCAGCAGTACAGCCTTGAGGCCCTGAATCGAAGGGACCAGATGGCGCCGGCACCACCCACGCCTGAGTTGACGCCGGCTGGACCTGAGCCAGCACCGCCGAAGGCGTTCGAGCCTGACCATGTGCCCGATCATCTGATTGAGGATGTGACGGAGTCGATCTTTAGAAGGGCGATGGCGGCATGACCAGCACGGAACTGGAAGCGGTTGTGCGCGGGATCGCGCCGGTTGTGCGCGGCCACATCGCCGATGCGGTCAAGGAACTGGTCGCGCGTGTGGCGGCACTGGAGGCGCGGCCCGTCGTGAAGGAGCAAGCGCCTGATGGCCGGGTGGACACGCTCAGCATGTCTGTCGACAGCCTTCGTGGAGAACTGAGGGCGTATACGGATGCGCCGAAGCATCCAAACCCTGACGACGTGAAGGCGCTGATCGCTGAGCAGTTGCCGCAGGCTGTTGCTGGCGAGGTAGAGAAGGCCGTCGCGTCCATTCCAAAGCCGAGAGATGGCCAGGACGTTGATCCAGTGGCGCTCGAGGCGTTGGTGGTCAAGCATGTCGGCTTATTCGTGGCTGCCATGCCAGCGGCCAAGGATGGCGAGAGTGTGACGATTGAGGACGTGGAGCCACTTGTCAGCGCGGAAGTCTCCAAGGCCGTAGCGGGCATACCTGTGCCTCGGGACGGCAAGGACGTTGACGCGACCGAGTTGGAGGCGTTGGTCAAGCGGTTGGTGGATGCTGCCGTGGCTCACTTCGAGGTGCCGAAGGACGGCAAGAGCGTCACTGTTGAGGAAGTCGCGCCGTTGGTGGCGTCGGAAGTCGCGAAGGCTGTGGCCGCCATCCCGCCAGCGAAGGATGGCGATCCTGGGCGCTCTGTGGATTTAGACGCGTTGGAAGAAGCCATCGTGCATCAGGTCCATAAAGCCGTGGCAGAGATTCCAAAGCCAAGGGACGGTGTGTCTGTCACGGTTCAGGACGTGGCGCCGGTCATCGCGCAGGAAGTCTCCAAGGCGGTTGCGGCTATCCCGCAGCCCAAGGATCCGATCGGCATGCTCGGCGCGCTGATCGACCGTGAGGGCCATCTTGTGCTGACGCTGTCCGATGGCAGTATCAAGAATCTCGGGCTGGTGGTGGGCCGTGATGTCGAGATGGCTGCTGTGACGAAGCGGATCCAGGAAGAGTTGTCGACGTGGCCAAAGCCGAAGGATGGCGTTGATGGCCTCGGGTTTGACGACCTGTCCGTGCTGCACGATGGCGAGCGCGGATTCTCGGTGACGTTCAGGCGCGGCGAGCATATCAAGGAATTCCCGTTCACCATTCCCTGCGTGCTCTACCGAGGCGTTTACTCGGAAGGTAAGACGTACCAGGTCGGTGACTCGGTGACGTTCGGTGGGCATTTGTTCATTGCTCGAGCGGAAACCGCGCTCAAGCCGGATTTCACGCCGGCTGCCACAAAGGTGTGGACCCTCTCAGCTAAAGCGGGCCGTGATGGCCGAAGCAAGTAGCCATCTGCCTGGGGCGGTTGAGAAGCGATGGCCTGGGGAGACATTCATCTGCATCGGTTCAGGTCCAAGCCTGACTGTTGATGACGTGGAGTTCTGCCGTGGCAAGGCTCGGATCGTGGCTGTCAATGATGCCTACGTGCTGGCTCCCTTCGCGGATTGCCTCTACGCTTGTGACGGGTCATGGTGGGACCACCACAAGGGCGTGCCATCGTTCTCAGGGCTGAAATATGGCCTGACGGTGAAGCTGGGCAAATGGCCAGGGGTGATCAGGCTGTCACATACGGGTCAAGAGGGGTTCGACGAGTCGTCAGCCGGGATTCGATCCGGTGGGAATAGCGGGTTCCAGGCCATTCAGGTGGCGGTCAAATTAGGGGCTGCTCGTATCGTGTTGCTGGGCTACGACATGAAGCGTGACGCCAAGGGGCGGTCGCACTTCT